GCTGTCGTAACGCCTGAAATCTGTGCGTAAGATGCCAGCCTATACGCATCAAGCTCCGGTACAACCTGAGTCCTTAAAAACTCGCCCGAAAGACGTCCGAATGCAATTCCGGCAGATTCAATGTTATCCATTGCATCCACATTAAACATACGACCTCTGTCATAAGCACATTTCTTTGTCTCATAATCCAGAGTCACGTCACCGGCTACATAACCAGTGCTTTTGTTATAATCCGCAAGCCCCTGCATAGATAACTTTGGAATCAGGATCTCATTTGCATTTGCTCCCTCTTTTACCAACTCATTCGGTCCATCCAGAACAGCTGTTAATGATGATAATTTATACACCTCATCCAAAAGTGTTGAATACTGTTTTCTAAGTGCAATAGTATTTGCCATTCTTCCTTACCTCACTTCCTATTTTTCCGGCAGTCCCATAGCAGCTCGAAGTGCAGCAACATCATCCGCTCCCGGATCTGCACCGCCCCCGCCGCTTGTACCGCCAACCGGATTATTGATTGGTTCATTTGCTCCGAACAAATACCCATCAGACTTCTTGACATCCTCAAGTGCCTTCTTGATATCTTCGGACTGATTCTTAGATTCTTTCAGAGCATCGATATTCAGCATTGCGATAACTGCCTTTTCATTTCTTCCGCCGGCAGCCTTAACTGCTTCCTTAACAGAATCCATAAATACACGGTCAGCTTCTTTCGCTGCATATTCATCATCTTTCGCCTTCAGATCACCCTGAAGCTTTGTGATCTGTCCCTGCAGATCTTTCACATCCACGCCTTCAAATTCTTTCAGCCTGGTATTTACATCATCCAATGAAGCCTTGTAGTTGTCCCTCTGGGTAACTGCGTTATCGTACTCGCTTTTAGTACGATAATTTTCTTTCCAAGCCTTATCGAAATCTGCTTTCTTATCTGCTGGGACTTCCATTCCATACTCTTTCAAAATCTCATGAATATTTTTCATCGTTACATTCCTCCTGAAATATTTTATTGACCGCTCTTTCAGCGGTATGGGATATAGCCGGGTAGACCTCCGGCATGGTAGTTGTCCAGTTTAATGCCATATGACAGGGCATAAAAATAAGACGCTTACCCCTGCGTCTCAAAGGGAGATATTTGGACCACCTCCTAAAAATGAGTACAAAAATGCCACCGGTCATTTCGACTGGTGGCAACTACGGAATCAAATCCGTTATTCCTTTTGCTGCTTTATACATCTTCTGCATGATACTGTTTTCACTCAAATATTCAAGACCTTTCAAAGTAATCCGAATATCTTCCGCATTAACGTTTGTCTCTCCAGTTACATACTTCTGGATTGTTACCCCTTTGATGTAACCAGCATCTAAAAGCATCTCGATATATTTATTCCAACGCTCATTGGATATTTTCAACGCCTCCGAACTAATGCAATCCAAGTTACATTCTTCCAGATCCATTGATTTTTCCAATGCAGAAAGTATCTTGTAAATGATTTTAAAATTATCCATAACGCACCTCCTAGTTCGTTTGATAATATATATCGTCTCTTATAGACTCTAACATCCGTGTTTTCGGGGTAGCCTCATAATCATTTCCTATCCAGTATACAGACTCATCTTCGATGTAATCCATGAAAGCAATTTTTGTATCTACATCTATCTCAAATCTCCTGTTGTTTTCAGATGTTAATACTTTTTGCACTAACGGATTATCCGCATATTCTTTTTTTAAAAAATCTATTTGCTCTTGACTCAGTTCAAATTTACGCATTGTGCAGTCTCCTTACCAAATCCTTATCCGTCGGATTACATTGAATCAACATCCCGTTTTCCGGATTTATCGAAACAGTTGCTTTCCCACCGATATATCTCTGGCTTATTCTTCCGTTCCTATTAGCTTTTGGATTTTTCAAATCAAGTGGTTTTCTCAGTGCATCTATGATTTCCTCTATCGTTACCCCTGATCGCGGTCTTTTCGTCTTTGGATCTTCCATCGTTCCGATTACACGTTCCAGAAAATGTTTACTCTGACCGGTAATTCTTACGCCATTTGATGTCTTAATGCCAACCACCGTCTTCTCAATTTCCTTATGAAGCTTAACATAATTCTCAAAACTTGACATCGGGGAAATCATTCCTTCTTTAACCGATTTCATGTAGGTCTGAAGTAGCTCCCACTTCTTACTGTCATTATATTTCACCTGACCGAACTTTACAAGTGATCCAACGGAATCTCCCAGAACTTCTTTGTACCGCTTATACTGTGCGATATCTTTTGAAGCGTTTTGGATCATCTCCGGTGGAAATAGCTTATTCTGCGTTTTACTATTGGTGGCAATTCTTCCTCGTCCATCAATATAAATCCGCTCTCTTTCCTCTTTCAATCCCATTTTCCGAGAAAATGCTGCATATTCGTTAAGCTGTCCCTGATATTTGGCTTTTTGGAGCATAACTTCCTGCCGATCAGCACCGCTGTCCTGAAGCATCTGTACCTTTTCACGTTGCGCCCGCATTGCCGTTTCCATTTGGCGTTGTCTCTGCTTTGCCTCATACAAGGTGTACTCTTTGCCCCGGAACTCTTTTGGCTTGCTTTCCTTCCGGTTCTGTTCTTCGAGCCAGTCATCCGACCAGTTGCGTTCCGATATTCCCGGAAAGAACGGATAGTATGTGTGGTAGCAGTTAGCTCCCAGAAGTCCGGTCACGGTACCAAGTCCACAGACCGAATACAGCTGCTCCTTTGTCCAGACACGTCCTTGCCATACCGAATGCGCAGGTCGTGCTCCGGCATGCCATTCAACCTCGAAATACTCTGTTCCAAGCTTCTTGGCATTGTAGTCTGCTATTTCTCCGGTAAGATTCGCCACACCAGTCATCACAGCTCTTCTGGCAGCCACTTCTACCCGGCTTGCATATCCGGATCCATACTCAATCTTCCGAAGCCCACTGTTTGTCAGCTGCGTAACCACCCGGCGTAATACACTGCCATAGTCAAATGCTCCAGTCACAACGTCAAAGCAGGCATTGTCCAGATAATTTGTATAAACCTGCGATAGTGGCGTCAGAATCTTTCTTCCATTGTAATCCAGATAAAATCCAAGTGACTTCGTTACATTTTCCAGATCTTCCAGACACTGCTGAATGATCGCATCCGTGATCTGCTGCAGCTGCCTGTTCTCCTCATACGGGATAAACTCTGCATTGATCTGTTCGTAAATGTCCTTGTTCCGGACATATTCCCAGTCGATCACTTTATCGTACAGCTCAAACATTTCCGGATAAGACGCATCCAGTGTTTTCTTGATCTCTCTTTCGATATCCTCGGAAGAATATCCCAGAATCCGTAACCGATTGATCTGCCAGTCTGCTGTACTTGTGATCTCACCGACCTTTTTAATCCGTCGGGCAATGTCCTGCAGAATCCGTTCTTCCAGGCTTATGTACCGCGCTGTAATCTTACTAGCAATCTTTTCTTTGTAATCATCCCGCATCCTACTCCATCACCTGATTCTGCTCTGGCAGTTTTGCCTTTGCGGTTTCTTCATCCTCGTTGTACCATTTCATCCGGTATTCCAACAAACTCATAACGCCCATGCTTACATCCTGCCGATCTTGCTGTCGTTCCGATTCTTCGTCTGCCAGAATGGAATCATTAAATTCGCAGGTAAACTCCACACCGGACATATAAGATCCATTGTAGAACGCTAGAGCAGTTACAAATCCATTCAAGCACTCTTCCAATTTTCCCTGAATTGCGGTTACACGATTGTATTTCCTTGTCTTTGAAGCAAGCACCTCAGTAGCTGTCTTATCTACCTCCTGTGCATCGGAAAGATCTCCGTAGGCAAGGCCTACATTGAATTCGATTTCCCGTTTGTATTCTTCCAAACCTCTTCGGAAGGCTTCATCTCGCATCTCTGGAGAATATTCTTTATACAGTTCCTTATCTTTTCCATCATCAAGATTCAGCCCTTTATACAGGCGTTTCTTTAATCTCGGTAAATAGGTCTTTCCACCGCTCTTCTTCAAAGCTCTCTCGTCAATATGGATTGCACGTTCTCCGGAATCGTACTCCCAGTCCAGCCGAGCGCTCTGAATATCTGCTTTTCGGATCAGATTCTCCGCAGACTCATAGATCGATACGCCACAAGAAGAACCATCCACCTTATTCTCGATCGGATTTTGGTAATATCCAAGGTCCATCTGAACCATTCCCGGATAAATAACCGGTCCTGGAAGAATGTTCGCCCATTCCGCCACCTCTTCCAGACCGCAGATCTGCCCGATATCGCTCTGGCTCTGTGAATGATAGCATTTATTCTCAATCGTCAGATTGCCGTTCGTAAAATAATGCCGTTCAACTCTGGTATAATAATCATTTTCCCCAGCACACTTCACAACCAGAAAAGCAATATCATTCGGTGTTCCATCATCAGAAAAACTGATCACAATGAATTTATCCGCCGCAACATATTCCGCCGTGTCCGGTCCAAGTGGTCTAAGAACCATTGCGCCAAGTGCCAAGCCTGTCTGCAGCTTCTTATTCATGTCTGATAAGCTCTTCTGGAGAACCTTATCCATCTTGTCATTATTTAAGATCTTGGCCTCCATCTCTACCAGTACAGAGTCTGCAAACTCACGGCAGATACCCTCTTCTAATTTCAGCGACTCTACCGCATCGTCACACCAGTCTGCATTTCCAACCAACATCTTTTTCCATTTATTGATGGCATCGATCATGGTCTGTGACAGCGCCACATCTTTGCCGATTATATTTTTTAAGGTCGTATAACTAAACATGCTCACTATCCTTCCCCATAGTCTTTTTAATCCATCAAACATCTTCCACCTCTTCTATCAGGTCCTTCATATCTCTTTCTATCGTATACTCAAACGCATCCAGACTATCAATATCGGTGCTTCCATCATCCAGGCGCTCATCCTTGTCTGTTACATCTTTGTTCCATACTGCATCTGAAAATGCCGTCTGCAAGGACTTGCAATCGTCTGTTATCCAGAATCTTCCCGCTCCCATAAGCCTTACCGTGCAACGGATCCGGTCAATAATCGCTGCTTTCCTTGCTTTTCTGACAGTGATCCAAGGGAATCTTTTTTCTACTGCATTCCGGATAGAATTACCAAGTACGGTTTCTGCATTGTCGTAATAAACGGATTCCACGTTGCAATACTCCACATAATTACCGCTTTTTGCAAGCACCCCGTATTTATCGATTACCTCCTGAACAAAATCGCAGAACAGCTCATCCAGCCTATTACTGTCAATATCTTCCTCTGAATCCTTCGCCATGATTCTCTTAGACATTACCGCAACCACATCCGCATAATCATCTGTGTATCCTCTGGCAACAAAAGAATGACCGGACTGATTTCCTCCGAAGTCAAGTCCGATCTCTATCGATACGATATCTGTTTTTTTGAACTGCTTGTATTCTGCGTCATTTGTAAGCTCATCCAGTACCTCACATTTATAGACATCTGGATTATCCGCAAAACGTTTGTAGATTGCTCCTTCTGCACGCTTCCAGAGTCCAAGGATTAACCGGTCATAATAAATCGTACCCTCATACTCCTTACAGAGCTCCTCCACATATTTCGGAGGTAAAAAAGGATTGTCAAATATCGTATATTTCTGCAGATAAATATCTAATTTATCATTGTCCAGGAATTCTTTCAGCCAATGTGTTGGATGCTCCGGATTGCAGGATCCATCAAAACACGAATACGGCTTATCCAGACGGGATTTTAACATCTGGAACACTTCCTTGTTCCATTTAGCAACCTCATCGCCATAACAATACTTGATACTGGAACCTTGGATCTTCGCCACCTGACTGACCTTTTCAGCTCCCAGGCAATACACCTCTTCGCCACAGATATGCGCCATATTCCGGTTATTGATCTGTCCGATCAGCTTGTTTGTATAGATTTCACGCATCGGCTGCAGCACATTTCGCTCAATAGATTCTTTGGATACACCAAGAATAACATTGAGTCCCGACTTACCAGTCCTTTCCCGGATACGAAAAGGAACCACAAAAGCTGTATCAACGTAGGATTTCCCGGAACGTACCGCACCGGATTTGATGTTCCATCTATGAGTTGCGTTCACAATGTACTCATTCTGTTTCTTGCTTAACTGCATTATCCCGCACCTCTTTCAGGATCTGATCCAGCCGATCAAGTGCTTCATCATTCTCATTTTCACCAGTAATAGCTTCTTTTCTTGCCTTGATCAGTTCTGTATCTGCTTTCTTATTTTCCAGATCTTCCTCGGCTCTGGCGCTTTGTCCGGAATACTGTGCTACAAACTTCGCAGCTTGTGTGTCTCCCGCCAGTGCCATCTTGATCTGCGCCATAAGCAAAGCCGATTCCAGAGTACACTCAACACCAAGTGACTCTAAAACCGGCTTCCATTCTTCGTTATCTATTTCGGCAGTAAGCAGCAGGTTTAAGGTCTTCCGGAAGTCTGCCTTCCTGCGTCTGACTTCACCGCTTCTTTTTCCTCCGCGAGATTGTATCTCCCGTAGTTCTTCCGTACTTCGCTTGTCAAATCCTTTATCTCTTATGTTTTCATACCCTGCCACTTCACCACCTTCAATTCTGGTTTATTTTGCGCATTAGAAAAGCACCCCGGAGGGTGCTATCTATAAGCCTCTAATATGATCATTTATTGTATCCAAGCCTTCTGCGCAGTTCTTTGTATACCACATCTCTTATTTTGGAATCTTCTGTTTCAATTACGAGAAGTAGCCTTTTGCCTTCCTTAGTATAATTTATTTTTGCATCAAAAAGTCTTGATATATCATTAACTACGTGTGTTATTTCGTTATTGGTAATTCCACTTTTTAATTCTATAATGTGTTCATTCAAATCTCCAATTCCCATATTCTCATATGGAATTATATACTTTCCACCTGCGTTCTCATAATAATTGTACAATCTATTGTTAAAAAGAGGTTCTATCGGCTTACGTTTATATTGATTTTTCAACTCATTTACATCTCTCACTAATCCAGATAACAGTATTTCTATTTTATCTTCTGTTGATATAGCTCCTGAATCTGTGGTAGCCGCTTGAGCTTTTAATACTTTTATAATTGAATTTTGTTCTCCATCTCTCGTTGATTTTATAGCATCGGTTATTTTTTCTCTTGCTTCTAATACTTCTTCGTAAAGCCTTGAGCTCTTATACGATATCGTATTTATTCCAGAAATGTCAAAAATTCTGTCACTTTTTTCATCCTGAACCAAAACTACTGGCTTATCATAAGCCTGTCGGATTCCTAATTCATATAAAACATTGGGATTTCTATTACTTAAATCACACAATGCCATTGGACATTCTTGAATTGCCTTGAATATTTTTTCAACAATCGGCGTGCACATATTGTCTTCATCAACCCTAAACGCGTCATAACCAGCAGCTTCGATAGCCGGAACAAAAATTTGTTCGTAAACTTTCTTAAAATGCCCTTTTGGATAATCTCCTTGATCGCTAATTGGCATAATGACAAAACATTTTTCTTTTTCATTATTTATGCTTTCTTCGCCCATATACTTTTCCTCCGCTCATATCTAAAACTTACTCCCATAATACCTCTTTTTTCGACATTACGCAACGAAAAAGGCACCCAGCAAACCCAGGTGTCTCTTCATGGTTTTAAATACTTACGATCGGAGGAACCATCAAAAATGTCTTACTTTGTTACATTTCATCAATTCCAGTTTATACTCTATCACTTTTTATCCGGACATTGTGGGACATTTTCAAAATATCTTTGAATTTTTTTACGGACGTTCTCATCTGTGTACCGGATTCGGCGTTTCGGAAACATTTTGTTCATCTGATCTGCAACCTTTGGATACGATAAATCATCCAGAAAATACAGTCGGAAGATAATCCGCAACTCACTCTTCTCAATGGATTCTATGTACTCTTCCACCTGGATTGTCATTTCCAGAAGTTCTTCCTCTAGCTCTTCAAGCCTTCTGGTTCTCTTCTTCAACAACTGCTCTTTTCTGGAGATCACACCAACCGGTCTGCCAGTGATCTTCACCGTGCCAAGTGGCTTCTTGCCCTTCTTGCCACATGATACCGAATCCACGACAATTTGTCCATGCAGTTTATCCAATTCTTTCTGGATTTTCTCAATTCTCCGGCGCAGATCCTTAATCTCTTCTTTCATATCCGCGTACTCAATCAAAATGCCCTTGTCCACCGGTATCCACCTCCGCTGTAATGTCATACTTCCTTGCCAGATATTCCGCAACGCTTACGCTCTGGTAAGCCGGTCTTTTGAATCTCTCCAACGCCTTTGCATCATGCCGGCTCTCCAGTTCCTCATAATGCTGCTGTCTATCTCTCCGTTGCTCTTTTCTGCTTCGTTTCTCCTGCAAATTATCACCTTCTATCTTTTGAACGCTTCCGGAAGCGGCATCCACGCCACAACCTTATACGGTTCTCCCTGTTCATCGAACCAGACACCTGTCTGGGAATAATACAATGTTGTTGCCTTATCTGCTCCATCGATCGTAACCAGGAACTCCGCTGCATACGCACTTCTGACATATGATTCTATGAACTCCCGTTGATCTGGAAGTCGATCTGCTGTTGAAATCCACTTATCTGTCATTCATTCCTTCCACCTTTCACAATTTCTATCACCTTTTCATAAGCATCCAAGGTGCAACGCTCGGAATACTCGTAAGCTGTTCCTTTACTTTCACCCAAACGTATGATTGCTTTTGATCGTTCCGCCTCAAGCTGTTCTTCGACCTTATCCATTTCACGTTTTTTTCTCCTGTTCCATCCGCTTATTGCTTTTTCTTCAGAGTAAGAATTTCCGGCTTTAGCAAAGCAATTTCTGCATTGTACCCAATATACTTCATCCTCGATTCCAAGTCTAAAATTTATTGGAGCTTGATGTATTTCTCCTTTCCCACCGCAAAACGGGCATGGCTTTAATTGCTCATTATGTTTCATTTTTCTTGTCCTCCTGTATATGCCGCATTGCATATTGCAGTCCATCCATAAACCCAGTATAGTTGCTATTGACTTTCAATATCTTTTCGTTTGTTTCCTTTGCCATTTCCTTGGCTTTATTTTCCATTTTGGACTTAAAATACTCATATTCTCTTTTATTCATTTCATTTACCATCCCATGTCGTTACGGTAGTTCGATTTCATTATCTTTCTCTCCTTTCAACGTCCCCAATACATTCACACCAACTTCCCTCTCCAGCTCTTCATTCATCAGCTGAAAATATTCCTCGTCCTTCTGTGCAAAATGCATCTGGTGTAAAACAGATTCCAAATATTTCAAAACTCCCTTTCTTTTGCAATGATAGTTCCGGTACAAATAATCTACACTGATCAGCAAGAAGCAGTTCATTGCCTCTGCTGTGTGTTTATCCAGTTCCTTCTGACGTTCCTTTTGGAACTCCGGACTATCCATGATCTCTTTGATCTGCTTTCGGAGCTTATGTTTCTTTAATTGCTTATCTGCCCAACTCATTCATAAAATCCTTTCATCTTCCGCTTTGACACTGCATCGCCCTTTTGATACACACTGCATTCTTCCACGGAACACCCTCTGCTGTGACCTGTTATCTCGATATAGGAAGGAGATGTCATCAACTATGCGATAATCGTAATGTGGTACTTCTCAAGTTCCTCCGCCAGTTCATATGCCAGATAGTCCTTGATTTTCTTCATGGTTGCATTCTTCCATAAACCACCGTCTGCTTCTACAAGCTTGAAGGAAGGTCCATGGTCACCGTCCTGGATCCGGAATACATAACTGCTCTGTGGCTGCTCGATTTCTGCAAAGGTACGATATGGTCTGAGCTTCACCGGATTCGGTACGATCACATCCGTCTTATTTGCAATCCCGCTCTTGATCGTGGTTTTCTGGCTAACACCATCATCATCGTAGTTCGCTGTTGTTCCTGACTCGATATTTCCGGCAACCTGCTTCAGGACGGTCAGATCATCGGATTCAATGAAGTTTGCCTGCAGCTCGATCAGAAAACGTTCCTGGTCATAATAACGGTCAAACCGGAATTCATTTACAATGGCATCTGCCCTCATAAGCTCCTCCCTGTTGCGTTCGTCCACCAGTCCGGAATACAGTCTTACTTCTGTCGGACTGATCACATGCAGGATCATGGTCTCCCGGAGTTCTTCCGGTTTCCCCTTGATATAATCCACAATGGATGTCAGGGTGTTGACACTCAGGGAATCTGCCTTCGGGAAATAATGATATCTTGTGAGATTTTTATTACAGTATGTATTGCCGTTGATATCAAGCACCTTCGGCTCCATGCTGCCTTCTTTCAGATTTGTGATAAATTCAATTGCTTCTTTTAATCCTTCCATCGTTTTTACTCCTCCTATGCCTGTTTTGCTGTTCTTAAATCAATGACTTTGCCTGCGTGTTCCGGAACTGAATCCGCCACAACTTCTCCAGTAGCTTTATCAATTACTTTTCCATCTACCACTGTAGTTCCTGCTTCTGGTACAACTCCCGGAACGTCCTGTACAGACATCTGTCCTGGAATCTGGTTGCCGATCTCGACTGCTTCCACTTCGCCGGTGCGGAGATCTTTTCCCATGCTCAATGCAGTGACTGCTCCGAGTGCCGGTGCAAGGGTTGTCTTCGTCTGAACTCCGGTTGCAATGAAGTTTCTTTCCTGATTCGGCTTAAATGCGATCGTTACCGTAATCTTTCTCGCTGTGCCGGCATCCGTGTTCGGATCCTGGATGTTCTTCGTAACCTCTTCGATCGCCCGGTTTACTTGCGCGGTAAATGCTCCGTTTGCAAATGTTTCTAAGTTAATGTGCTGCATAATTCTTTCCCCCTTTCTTAAATCTATCCAAAAAATGATGCCTCAATACCCTTCGGATCCGGCTGCTGTGTTCCTGGCGCTGCCGGCTGGTCTTCCTGGACCTCATTCAGCTCCTGATCGGCTACCACTCCATCATCTTCCGCTTATAGTTTTTTTTGATAACCGTATCTAACCCGAACATTACCATTTTCTCTGAATATCCCCTAAGCAATGCTCTCCTTGCAGTCCTCGGAAACTAATGCGGTCAGATAGCTCTGGATACTGATTAACAAGCTTTCTTGCGATTTGTGTCTCGCCTACATCTTGATTCATAATTTTAATCACACTCCATAGATAACTGGGCGTTGCATTCCTGAATCATAATCCTTGTATTTGTACACGGCTGCCAATTCTTTACATACTGCACAGCTTCATCGAATTTCTTTTTTGGAACATTATTTCTCGCATTGACATTAAAGTAATGCTTCAAATCTCTGTTGCATTCCGCAAATACCTTTTTACTGATTTCTTTATAGGCATTACTTTCTTTCCCGCCAAGTGCATCAATAACCACTTTGCTGACTGTATCGCCAAGTGCCATCTGCTGACCGTAATCAATAGTCATATTCTGCTCAAGATCAGCGATTCTGTCTTCGTGGTTATCGATCATACTAAGCTGAATACGCAACATCTCCTGTGGTGTAAGCGACTTCTGATAAGAACCAGTCTTTCTGATAGCTGGAAGCACCTCGCTTGTCACCCAGCGCTTAAATCGTTTTGCCGAATCTAATTTGCTGCCGAAAATCAAGGCGTATAAACCGGATTCATTGATGAAGATAGTTTCCTGTTCTCTTCCAAGTGAATCTGTGATGCCCTGTTTCAGGGAGTCATCTTTTTCGACGTGTGTGGACAAAGCATTGAGGGGTTTTGCATAACCGAGCGCTGTTGCTACATCTTTTCCGACAAACCAAGGTTCATTATCAATAGTTACTGTTCGGATATCACCGAATTCTTTTGAATTGAAAATTTGCAATTCTTTCATTTGTTTCTCCTTATAGTATCTTTAAAAGTTACTCATGCGCAAAAAAAATAGACATAGGTTCGTCTATATGTAATTCATCAATCATAATTTGAATTTCATCACTACCAAACACGCCATTTTTCATCTTTTCATAGAATGTTTTTGGTGTAATACCTATCATTTTTGCAACATCTGTTTGAGATAATCCATTTTTTGCGATTATCCCTCTTAATTCATCAGTTTTGATCACATTTCCACCTCCGTATCTTTAAAAGTTACTTTCAGTATATCACATTTATGTAACTTGTCAAGCTATTTTTGTTGCATTTATAACATTTTTGTGCTATTATTAAGTTACTTTATAAAAGGAGGACAAATATATGACAGTTGGGGAAAGAATAAAAGAACTCCGCACTAATCTTAACATGAGTCAGGTTGAGTTCGCTGATAAAATCAATGTGTCCAAACAAACGCTTTATAAATATGAAAATAATATTATTACAAACATTCCATCCGATAAGATTGAAGCTGCTGCTCGACTCGGAAACGTTTCTCCGGCATACTTAATGGGATGGGATATTGCAAACGACGTTCAGGAATCGCAGCCGATTTTACTTGGCTCTGAACTAAATCAAATATTTGAAAAGCTTTCTAAAGAGTACAAAAAACCAAAAGAAGATTTAGTATCATTATTTTTCTCATATGACTTAAATCATTTACCTGAATCATCACGTATGCTAAATGAAAAGAATATTCGCTATGTATTAGACAAAGTTGTAAATGTGCCTTCTGAGCCAACCACCCTCGCCGCCCACTTTGACGGTGAAGAATACACAGAATCCGAAATGGAAGAAATCAAAAATTTTGCTGATTTTGTGAGAAATAGAAGAAAATAATAATGGCATTGGAAACATTGAGGTGCTAACGTGAATAAATTTGAAAAATTAGAAGATGTAGCTTATCAAGATGATATCGATGTTTTAAATTACCGTTTTGAAAGCAATAACATAAAAGGACTGTATTGTGATGGTGTTATTGCCATCCGAGAAGACATGACCATTCCGGAAAAGACCTGTGCTTTAGCTGAAGAACTCGGACACCACGAAACATCTGTCGGAAATATCCTCGATATGACATCTGCTGCCAACCGAAAACAGGAACGTCAGGCAAGACTCTGGGCGTACAACAAGCAGATCGGTCTGATCGGACTGGTGCGAGCCTTTGAGCATGGCTGTCAGAACCGGTTTGAGATTGCAGAATACTTGGAAGTGACGGAAGAATTTCTGGAAGAATGCATTGAATGTTACAGGAATAAGTACGGGATCTGTAAACGGGTAGATAATTATGTGGTGTATTTTATACCGCAGTTGTCGGTGATGAAATTGATATAACCGCATAAGCGATTATATAGAAACACTTTATATGAGGAGGAAAAATTATGAAAAAGAAACTTATAGCATTGGTTCTGATCGGAAGCATGGCACTGTCATTTACAGCCTGCGGCAATAGCTCCGATTCATCAAAAGAAGCAAAGGAATCATCCAAGAAGACAGAAGCATCTGCTGAAACTCCAAAAGAGGAAGTAAAGGAAGAAGTCAAAAATCCTGTTGTGCTTACTGGAAAATGGGAGTACAAAGATGATGACGGTACTTGGATGCAGGCAGATATTACAGAGGATACCATCACAATAAACTGGATCATGGATGAAGGAAACACGACTGCTGTTTACTGGGTTGGAACCTATACTGCTCCTACAGAATATTCTGAAGAATATACTTGGACATCTACCAGAGACAAAGAAGCAACCGATTCCGCTCTTCTTGCTTCTCTGGATGATACAAAAGAGTTTTCTTATTCTGATTCAAGCAAACAGATTACCTATCAGGTAACAGTTTCCGGAATAACAAAAACTATAGCACTTAGCGAAACAGACTAATTTTAATATATGACCGCGCTTTTGTGATTATATAAATACTACATTCCATAAGAAGGAGGACAAACTTTATGAGAAGAAAAATTGTAGCACTAATGTTGGCTGGAGTTATGGCAACATCTTTTACTGCGTGTGGAGGTTCTTCTGCAAGTGACTCTAATTCGCAGAAAACTTCAAACAGTAATTCTGTATCGCAGAAAAAAGAAGAGAAGAAAGAGGCCGAAAAGCAGGAAGCATCTATTGCAGAAAGTGGGTACTATATCAGTGATGATGGAATGGGCGATGTCTATGCTTATTATGGCGTAACTTTAAACAATCCAAATACTGATTGGGCGATGCAGCTTCCGGTTTTAACCATCACAGCCAAAGGAGAGGATGGTTCTATTGTTGGAACTTCTGATCAGACACTCTTCTATATCGCGCCAAACGACACTATTTCTTTTGGAAGTGTTATCGACTGTAACGGAAAGGTGCCTGCCACTGTAGAATTTTCGATTCACTCTGGAACTTTCGTTCCTGGGGATACATCGGGAATCATTCCGGTATCTTCATTCTCGGTTTCCAATACAAGTGAAATAGTTCAGGATTATGGCGCTGTTTCTTATACCGGAGAAGTTGCAAATAACAGTGATTCCGATATTGACATGGTTGCCGTCACTGTCCTGTTGAAAAGCAATGGTTCCATCGTTTATGGAGATACTACTTATGTAGACAACATGACAGCTGGCACAACAAAACCTTTTGAACTATCCGAATACAACCTTCCAGAACATGACGAATACGTTATTTCCGTACAAGGCTGGTAAATAAATAAAAACCGCTCCTGCGCCAACAGGAACGGTCGAGCGATGAAACATACGCCAATATGTTTCTCTATTAAGTACTCCGAAGAGATACCCAATTTCCAAATAATATTGTATCATCTTCGGAGCAGCCACGCAAGAGAACAAAAGTTCTCGGGCTGTTATTTTTGTACCCTTTTTTACATAAAATACAAAGGAGCTGATACAATGAGCCTAAAATATGCATACGGATATATCCGTGTATCCACCCACGATCAGGAAGAAATCTCTCCGGATTCCCAGGAACATCTCCTCCGGGATTATGCAGCCAAAAATAATATTGTAATCCTGAAGATCTTCACGGATCTCGGTATCTCCGGAAGAAAAGCAGATAAACGTCCCGGATTTCAAGAAATGATTGGTCTGGCCAAAGGTCCCGATCATCCGGTTGACTGCATCCTGGTATGGAAATTCAGTCGGTTCGCCCGGAATCAGGAAGAGTCCATTGTGTATAAATCTCTTTTAAAGAAGCAACATAATGTAGATGTGATCAGTATCTCCGAGCCACTGGCAGACGGTCCGTTCGGCTCTCTGATCGAACGTATCATAGAGTGGATGGATGAATACTACTCCATTCGCTTATCCGGCGAGGTATTCCGTGGCATGAAAGAAAACGCTACCCGCGGTGCATACCAGGCAAGACCGCCACTTGGCTATAAAGTTATAGAACGTGGCAAGCCTCCGGTTATCGTTCCGGAAGAAGCTGCAATTGTCCGTATGATCTTTGATAAATATGTAAATGGGAAAATGAGTTTCTTTGATATTGCCCGACATCTGAACTCTCTCGGACTGAAAACATCCCACGGGAAAGCTTTTGAACGGCGCAGTATCGAATATATTATTCAAAATCCATCCTACTGCGGTATGATTCGATGGAACCGGATGGAAAACGCCACCAACCGGATCAAAGACCAGGACGAGTGGATCATTGCTGACGGAATGCAGGAGGCGATTATAAGTAAAGAACTCTTCGATGCCGCCCAGGAACGCCTGAAAAAGATCTATAAACCGGTTGGAAAGCGCCCCTCTTCTACATATAAGCACTGGCTGTCCGGACTGCTGAAATGCCCGGTATGCGGGCGCACACTGACCGCTACGACCATGAAGCGTGCCAACGGGGAAAAGTATGCGTACTTCTCCTGCTACGGATACAGCAAAGGAAAATGTGATAAACCACACGGTGTAAGCTCTCTAGTGATCGAAAAGGAAGTCCTGAAAGCATTAGAAGAAGCTCTTGGTTCCAATTCGATTGTTTATGAAATGCGTGAAATTCGCCCACAGGAGCTTTCTAATGAGCGTACCCTTATAAGTGAACGCCTTGCCAGTTTGAAAGGCAAAGAGGACAGGATACGTGCGTCATACAGAGAGGGTATTGATACACTGGAAGAATATAAAGAAAATAAAGCTCTGATTGCCAAAGAAAGAGACTCTCTGGAACGGCAGCTTACAGAGCTGGAAGAAAATACGCCGGATAAGATTCCGGATGATCCTACTCCTAAAATGCTGGATCGGGTAAGCTCCGTCCATGATATTCTGGTTTCTGATTCTTACTCTCTTGTCCAGAAAAACGAAGCTTTAAAGCAGATCATAGATAAGATTGTTTACGATCGGGAATCCGATACTCTGAAAATTCATTTCTTTTTATACCACTCATAATGCCGGAAACCCACGTATTTACGGGCTTTCCGGCTACTTTATAGGTTGTGACAATTTGGTCATCCAGTTCGGACACTGAACCTGTCTTCCGTCACAGTATTGTGTCAGAATCGGCTGCCTTACATTCGGTCTGGAAAGATAATCTGCAAACAGTTCGTCCACCACTGTAGAAATGGAGTCAAAAACATTTCGTTCTGGAATCCATTTGTGATCAAAAGCCGTAGAAGATGTAATTGTGAAATCATAGCCCTGATTGCGATACCACTCGGTGTAAACCCGGTTCAGCGTAAAAGACATGATTGCCAGTACATTTGCCCGGATCGTATTTTCCGGCCAGGTTGCATAGATTTCACTGGAAGCAACATTTTTGATATAATCTTTATATTTTACATAATAATTCTGTGCGGTAGAATCGCGTGGTGAGCCATTGTGAACAACAATGTATTCCGGCACGACAACTCTGCTTAGCACAATCTCACCAGTTTCGTTTACCGGCTTGATCTCGTTTTCCGGGATTTTCGGCGGATACACACCGTACAGAGTATGTGCAGGAATCACAAAGATATCCGGAGTCTGGTCTTCCGTGACAAGTGGACGCAGACGAATCTTTTGAATTGCCGTCACACCGGCCAGCATTTCCGTTCCTGCGATGTTGACCGACTCGAATCCCGGAGCGTTTACTTCCAGGGTATATTCCGCATATGGCTGTTCTTCATTTGTTACATCCAGGCTATACTCCACAGGCGGTGCGTCAAGCTCAATGGTTTCACTTTGTCCGGAGCTATCGGTTGTCAGTTCTTCCAGTGTGTTTTCAGGAATACCTGTATAGGAAATACGGATTGACGCATCTGGAACAGGAAAAGAATCAATAGACGAAGTAATCTGTATCTGCAAATTCCCCCGATCAGAAGTCTGCATGGCTTTCAAAAATCTCATAGCTGATATCCTCAAGGCTTTTTATACTGTCAGAAACATTATATGTAAAAAATGTCCGTGTTGTGCAAAAATGAAGGGTATGTTATGATGAAACATACAGATGAGTATTTGGAGGAATTAAATAGATTATGCGAAAAAAGATGCATCAAACAGGGAAATTTTTTTCGTTCATTCTTTTGGGACTTGGCTGTCTCTGTCTTATATCCGGAGGAATCCTGATCGGCAGACAAATGTCAGCCACTCCGAAAGCAGAGAGTTCCGCGCCGGAAGAAGTTCCTTATGAACAGGAAAAAATTACGGATGCAGAGGTTACCGGAGAATTCTACTATGAACAGCTTTCTGATGAAGAGCAAACGGTTTACCGGGAAATTCTTCAGGGTATCCAGGAAAATAAAAAAGAAATTTATCTGCATTGCAGCAACGCGAATACTGCAAATGAAGTATTTCAGAATGTGTTAAATGACAGGCCGGAAATTTTCTGGTGTGATGGAAATGCAACTTCCACAGAATATTCTCAGTCTGAAGGACAGAGCCGATATGTAGTAATAGAACCCAATTATCTTTATGAGGGAGAAGAAAAAGAACAACGGAATCAGGAGATTGAATCGGCAAGAACCACCTGTCTTTCTGGCATTTCAGACCTTTCAGATGAATACGAAAAGATAAAATACATTTACACCTATCTCATAGATAACGTAGATTATGATCTTGATGCACCGGATAACCAGAATATTTACAGTGCTCTTGTCGGAAAAAGATCGGTTTGTGCCGGCTATGCAAAAAGCTGCCAGTATCTGCTGCAACAACTGGGTATTTACTGTATCTATGTAACCGGACAGACTACAGATCCAAATGGAGGCGTCGCAGACCATGCATGGAATATTGTTCAGTGCAATGGTCAGTATTATTATGTAGATGCAACCTGGGGAGATCCGATTTTTCTCGGCGAAGATAATGGCTATCAGATACCGAACCTGATTGCTTACGATTATCTCTGCTGCAGTGAAAAAGAGCTAGAAAAAACACATATGATCAGCACGGACTATGTATATCCGTCATGTCAGTCTGAAAATCTGAACTATTATCAGCTGAACGGCATGTATTATGATACCTATGAGCCTGGTATGTTGCGAGAAGTGATCGCCAGATCGATTGAGAGCCAGGAGGCTTATACGATATTTAAAATGTCAGATGATGCAGTCTATCAGGAGGTCGTGGATGAAATGCACGAAACCCTCATGGAAGAAGGTGCAGGATACCTGGGTGAGCTATATGGACTTTGGCAGGTTTCTTATTCATACAGTGAAGAAGCATCCCTTAACAAATTTATTATTTACTGGTTTTATGAATAAAAAGATAGTGGGCAAAACAATTTGCCCACTATCTTTTTATCTACAACGTCGTTTCCAGATTGTTTCCCGAAATGTATGCCGCAAGCTTTTCACCAAGCAGTTTATATTTTTCGCCTTCTAACAGTGGATCTTCCCTCAGGATTTCACCCGATGCTTCTCCTGCTTTTTTCAGAAGCTCCGAATCCTGGAACACATCTCCGATCCGGAAATCCATTAATCCGCTTTGCCGGATTCCAAAAAGATCTCCTGGTCCCCGAAGCTTCAGATCTTCATTCGCAATAAAAAATCCATCATTGGATTTGTTCAGGATCTCAAGTCGTTTTTTTGTCTCTTTCGTCTTCGAACCACTCATAAAAATACAATAGGACTGGTGTCTGCCACGTCCTACGCGCCCGCGGAGCTGATGAAGCTGTGCCAGTCCAAAACGCTCAGCATTCTCCACCATGATCACCGTAGCATTCGGCACATTGATACCAACCTCGATAACTGTTGTCGACACCAGGACCTGGATCTCATTCTTTGCAAATGCTCCCATGATCTCGTCTTTTTCTGCCTGTTTCATCCGCCCATGAAGCGCAGCGATCCGGATCTTGTCACCCATCTCACTTTGCAAAAGCTGCGCATAGTCAAGAACATTCTCTGCATCCATTGCCTCGCTCTCTTCTACCATCGGGCAAATCACATAGCACTGTCTTCCTTCGGCGACCTGCTTCTGCATAAAGCGGTAAGCAGTCGGTCGGTAACTGGTATCCACCACACAGTTCTTGATTGGCAGACGGTTTGCCGGAAGTTCATCAATCAC